ATGGAGGGACCGACAGGCTCGACCGTGCCGAGGCGGCAGCTTGGGCGATACCTGCGCGACCTGCGAGGGCAGGCGCGGCTGACGGTCAGGGCGGCAGCGCGCAAGCTCGAATGGTCCGAACCGAAGATCTGGCGTATCGAGACCGGGCAGACCTCGCTGCGAAGTCTCGACGTCAAGGCGATGTGCGAGGTCTACGGTGCGCCCTCAGACCTCACAGAGGCACTCATGGGCCTTGCCAAGGAAACCAAAGCGCGCGGCTGGTGGCACTCGTACGGGGACGTCATCCCCGAGGGGTTCGATCTCTTCATCGGACTCGAAGAGGCAGCGTCTCAGGTCTCGTGGTACGAGAGTGAGCTCGTGCCGGGACTCTTGCAGACGCCGGACTACGCGCGCACCATCATGCGCGCCGACAACCCTCACGAGGATGACAGCGAGATCGACCGCCGGGTGTTCTTGCGGATCGAGCGTCAAAGCCTGCTGACCCGCGTGACGGATCCGCCAACGCTGCACGTCGTGCTCAATGAGGCCGTGTTGAGGCGGCCGGTGGGCGGGCACCATGTGATGGCAGGACAGCTCTACCATCTGAAAGAGGTCTCTGAGCTGCCCAACGTCAGGCTCAGGGTGGTGCCGTTCGCGGCTGGGCTGCACTGGGGTGTCATGTCGGGGCCGTTCGGCATCCTTCGATTCCCGGTAAACAGCGATGGGCGCGACACTGAGCCGCCCACTGTCTACGCGGACGGCTTCACCGGCGATCTGTACTTGGACAAGCCGAAAGAGGTCGAACGTTATGACGCGGCATTCAAAGACATCTGGGAAAAATCGCTAAATGAGCAGGCATCACAGCGCCTGATCTCCGACGTGGCAGGGAGTTATGAACAGGGTTGATCTGGCGGACGCGGCATGGTTCAAGTCCAGCTATAGCAATGGTCAGTCGGCCTGCATCGAGGTGGCCGACCTCGGCAGCGAGGTTGCGCTGCGCGACAGTAAGCAGAACGGGAACGGCCCAGTCCTGACCAGCCCGGCTGAAGGGTGGCGAGCGTTCATCGCAGGTGTGGTCAACGGCGAGTTCGGCGAGCTGTAAGCACAGTCCACTACGGCCAGCACTGACCGACGCACCAAAGCAGAAAGCGCCCCCTGTACGGCCCGTGCGAGGCCGTACAGGGGGCGCTGTGATGTTCAGTGGGTGATCTCCCATGCAGACAGGGCGAGGGCGGCGAGCGCGACCAGGGCGGCGACGCTGGGCAGTGGCCAGCGTCGTTGCTCGGCCTGGTCGAGGCGGTTGTCGTGCTCGGCGAGGCGGCGGTCGGTCTGGTCGTGGCGTTGGGCGAGCAGGTCGAACCGGCCGTCGAGGCGGGCGAACCCTGCCTCGACGCTGCCGCGGAGTTCGGCGAGTTCGAGTGCGATGTCGGTCGGGTCGGGCCCGGTCACATACTGCCCCCGTCCGCGGGGGCTGGCTTGCGTCCGTCCCCCGTGTTCGTCCCCGTGCCGGTGCCGGTGCTCGGGGCGGGGGCGGCGGTGCGCAGCCACTTGGGCAGCAGCTTCTGCACGGCGTCGAGGGCCATCACACGCGTGAGCCCGGCGGCGACGGCGAGGGCAACGCCGACGCCGGCCGCGGTGCGCGGGATACCGGCGGCGGAGATGATCAGGGGGAGGGCTGCGGCGAGGCCGAGCAGGGTCTGCACGATGGTGCGCGCCATGCGGCGGGCGGTGTCGCTCATGGTTGGGGGGGCCTTCCGGTCAGGCGCTCTTGTCGGTCTTGGTTGTGTCGCCGGTCTCGACGGCGAGGCGCGGGTCGGGCTTGTTCTTGGTGTCGCCGTTCTCGCCGGCGGGGGCGTCGGGCGCCTCGGCCGCGGAGAAGGTGTTACGGCCGTAGCCTGCGAACAGGCGAGTCTCGATGGCCTTGCCCTTCTTGGCGCTGCGGTGCGTGACCTGCCATCCGAGGTAGTCGAGGAATCGCACGCCATGCAGGGGGCGCTCGATGGTGCGGCCGGTCCACTTCCCGGCGGGCACCTCCCACTCGTCGACGGTGACCGGGGCGCCGCCGGCGGGCAGCATCGTGACGCGCACGGCGCCGCCGGCCTCGGCGAAGGTGGACAGCTTGAGCACGGCGACGGCGTTGTGCGCGGGGGCGCCGCCGACCCACGCGTAACGCCACTGGTCCGAGCTGCTCGCCTGCTCGGCGGTCGGGTTGAGGCCGAGGGGGAGCCACGGGCGGCCGAGGAACCGATCCGAGTGCCGGTCGTCCATGACGAGGATGCGGTCGGGCGCGGCGAGGTCGCGCGACCACAGGCGCCACGTCCCCCGGTCTTCCGCCTCGCCCTCGACCGTGAGCGCGTACGACCCATCGAAGCGACGCAGCACGGTCCCGTAAGAGCCGTCGGGCCACTCACCGACGGTGAACGTCGAAAAGTCCTTGCCGGGCGGGATGACGACGAGCTGCCCGCCCTCGGTGATGCGCACGTTGCCCTCGCGGATCTCGTTAAGAGCGGGGCGAGTCTGTGCTCGGCCGGCGAGCTCGCGCACCTGGCGCTCAAGGTTGCGGATGCGGTCGAGCAGGTCGTTTGGAACGGTAGCCATCAGGGGGCAGCCTCCAGTGTGAGGGTTGCGGATTCGCCCTTGTCGCGGGCGGGCGGGGTCACGGTGATGCCGACGACGCGGTGCCGGGTGTCGTAGCCGTCGGGGTGCAGCAGGTCGCGGATGCGCAGGCGGACGGTGCGGCCGATCAGGTCGGGGGTCACGTCCTGGTCGAGGCGGACGGTCACCGCGGGTATCACCTGCGGGCGGCGCGCCGCGGCGGCCTCGGCCCGCGCGTGCTCGTTGAGCGTGGCAGCGTCGTCGACGGACGAGTGATCGCTCGTGCCGTCGAGGCGTGGCCAGCCGTCGGCGAGGGCCTGCTCGTCGACGAGCAGCTCGGACAGCAGCGGCTTACTTGCCGCGGCCTGGTTGTTGTTGTTCGAGGCGCCGCGGGCCTGCCACACGTTGGCGACGGTGGTCGCGTCCTCGGGGTGCTCGTAGGTGAGCACGGGCCCGGGGTAGGCGAGCACGACGTCGGCCTCGCCGCGGACGATGTGGGGATATCCGAGTTCGAGCAGCTTGCGGCGCCGGCCGGTGTCCGGGTCACGGTCGCACCGCACACGCCACTCGAACCCGTTCTCGACGCCGGCGAGCTTGTCGAGCAGTTCCCGGATGGTGGCCTGGTCGTGCTGGCTGTAGCTGCGCGACCGCTTGATGCCCGACAGATGGGTGTCGTACTCGATGCCGATGTCGCCGCCGAGCTGGTTCTGCGCGTAGTCGACGAGGTCGCGTGCGATGTCGAGCTGGTCGACGTTGTCGGCGCTCAGCGAGTCGAACAGCCTGCGATGTTCGAGGTAGGTGTCGAAGGTGCCTGCCTGGATCTCGTACGAGGCGAAACCGCGCTCGTCGACCTTGGGCACCTTCGACCACAAGATCCCGCCCCACCAGATGTCGCGGTCGCGCTCGACCCACAGGGCCGTACGGCCCCCTTGCAGGATCGGGCGGACCCGGTCGGCGATCTCGCGGTTCGGCACGGGCACGGTGGCGCGCAGGCTGCCGGCCTTGCCGATGAAGTCCTCGACGGATACCTCGGTGACGGGCAGCACGTCGAGCAGGGTGTCGGTGCGCAGGTCGCACACGAGCACGCGGTACGCGGGGGTCATGGCTGCTGTTCCCCCTCTCACCAGTGTGCCGAGCGCCAGCGCAGGGCGACGGCGGCGCGCGGGTCGGCGGGAACGGAAGGAGCCGCGCGGAATTCGAGCTCGTTGTCGCCCGGGTCGAGCGTGAACGTCTGCTCGGGCCAACTGGCGAGCGACGCGTCGGTGAGCAGGCTCTCGCCGTCGGGCAGCGTGGCCGTGCCCGCGAAGGTGTCGACGGTGAGCTGCTCGCCCGGTTCGAGGGCGACGCGGTATTCGAGCCGTCGGCCCGTGGTGCGGTTGATCAGGGCCGGCGTGTCGACCGGCCCGCGGAAGATGACGACAGGGTGCGTCGGCGCCTTGCCGAGGTTGTAGGCGGTCACGTTGCCCGTGCTCGCCGGGACGCCCCGCGGGCGGCCGGTGTCGGGGTGGGTGTGCCATGGCAGGCACGGCTCGGGCAGCCCGGTCTCGGCGTGCTGCACGGCGGGGGTGTAGCGGCGGGGGTCGGTGGCCTCCCATTCGAGGGCGGCGCCGGTCACGGTGCCGATGGCGTAGGCAGGCTCGACCGGCACATCGCGATTGGTGACCCGTGCCCATGCCAGCAGGGGGCCGCGGTCGTCGAGGTGGACGAGCAGCGGCTGCTCGTCGATCGCGAGCGGCGTACCGTCGTTGAGTGCCTCGACCACGGCACCGAACCGGTACGCCTCGGCCCGCACGATCACCTCGTCGAGGCCGATCGTGCGTGTCTGTGCGAGCAGGCGCCCCAGGTGCGCGCCGTGGTCGCCGGAGCGCGGCACGTTCCCGGAGTCCTGCGGCGGGAGGGTCTCCCACCCCTTGAGCTTCCGCCACTGGTAGGGGGTGCCGGCGCCGAGCAGCAGTTCGCCGTAGCGGATCTGTCCGGGCACCATCCCCTCGGCCATACCGGCGACGTCGATGGTCGTTCGGTCCATGCGGGTTAACCCCTCGCTTTCATGCGCCAGTTGAGGGCCGCGGCCGTTTGATCCGGGCTCGTGCCTGCGGCGTTGTGGAAGTTCTCGATATGCAGCAGCGGGCCCGTGCGCCCGTAGGCGCTGCTGCCGTAGCCGGCCGCGCCCGCGGCGCCGGGTATCGCGGGGATGGCGGGGACGGGGACGAGTCGGCGCATGGCGCCCTCGACCGCGCCTTGCCCGGAGGTGATGCCGCGGGCGACGCCGGCCGGGATCCAACGGCCCACGTCACGCGCCATGACGCGGCTCGGTGACGCGATCCCGAGGGCTTTCGCGATCGGGCCGGGGATCAAGTCCTTTGCCCACGAGGTGAGCGTCGAGCGCAGCCATGAGCCCATGGACTGGATGCCGTTCATCAAGCCGCGCACAACGTCGCGGCCTGCGTTGACCAGCAGCGATCCGAGGTTGCCGAGCGCGCTCATCAGCTGACCGGGCAGGCTGCGCATCCACGCGACCGCCTCGCCTGCCTTGGCGATCACGCCGGCTTTGAAGCGGTCAAAGGCGTTGACGGCGGCGGTCCACAGTTGGCCGGCGAGCGGGGCGAGTGCGCTCATGGCGCGCCCGGGAAGCCCCTGGATCCACTGAACGGCCGTGTTGATGCCGTTCATCACCCATACGCCGAGCTTGATGAACAGCCCCTGAAGGAAACTCCCGACGTTGGCGACGAGGGCCTTTGCCTGGTTCCAGGCGCCGGAGAAGTCCCCGCGCAGCAGCGAGGTAAGGATCTTCAGAACCGGGATGACAACCATGGTGATCTGCTTCGCGAGCGCCCCCGCAAGTACGGCTGCGAGCTTCCCGATCAGGCCAATGATCGGCGTCAGGATCGGCATCAGCGGCCGGAGGATCTGCCCGACGAGCTGCCCGAGCTGCGTGAGCAACGGGGCGAGCGCCACCATGACTTGCCCGAACGCCTGCCCAATCGTGGCGAGGGCCGGCGCGAGGGCGGCGACCAACTGCGTCAGGACCGGGAAAACGGCCTGCGCCAGCGTGGTCAGGATGCCCGCAACCGGCGTGATGATCGTGGGCAGTTGGGCCAGGACCGGCGCCAACATCGACATCAGCGCCTGCCCGAGCTTCTGTACGACGGGCGCGAGCTGAGCGAAGACCTGCCCGACCGCCGTAAGAATCGGGGTGAGCGCGGGCAGTAGGGACGCTGCGAGCTGCCCGATCATCGGCAGCAGCGGCGACACGGCGGTGACGAGCTTGCCGAGCGCGCCGGCCGCGGCGCCGAGCACGGGCCCCAGCGCGGCGACGATCGGCTGCAACGCGCCGCCGAGCGCGGTGATCAGGGTTTGCAGCGGCGGGCCGAGCTGCGCGAGCGCGGGCCCGAGCGCGCCGGCGAGCTGCGAGATCAGCGGGGCGAGTGCCCCCATGAGCGTGGAGAGCACGGGGCCGCCGGCTTGCGCGAGCTGCCCGATCAACTGCCCGAGCGCGGGCAGGATCTGCGATATCCCGCCGAACAGGCCCGAGAGTCCCTGTGCGGCGCCCTGCGCGCCGGACGTGAGTCCCTGGAAGAACCCTGCCAGCCCGGCCCCAACCGAGGTCAGGCCGCTGCCTATCGCCTTGATCACCGGCGTTGCGGCACCAACGGCCTGCGCGAGCGCCGGCGCGAGTTGCCGCACCATGCCGAGCACGCTGTCGGCAACTACGCCGATCTGCGGGGCGACCGCAGAGAAGGCTTTCTGCAAGCTCGGCGCGATCTGGTCGAACGTCGACCGTGCCTTGCCCGCGATGCCGACGAGCTGCTGCGAGATCGGCCCGACCATGCCCTGAACGGACTTGACGGCATGGTCTTTCAGGCCCGTAAAGGCATCCTTGACCTGCTGCGACGAGGCCGCAGCCTTGATGCCGATAACGCCGAACACCGCCGGTACCGCAGCGAGCGCACCGCCGGCAGCCAGCGCGCCGCCCGACAGTGCCATCATGGCCACTTTGAGCGCGTTGAGGGTCGGGCCGATGGCGCCCAAGGCGGCGCGCGCACGCCCCGCCCCGCCCTCGACCTCGCGGCCGATCTCGTCGCCGAGACCGCCCACGCTCGCGCGCGCCTCGTCGGCGCCGCTGGCCACTCCGTCAGCGACGGCGTCACCGATCGCCGTGCCCGCGGCGCGGGCCTCGCCCGTGCCGTTGGCCAGACCATCCCCGACCGCGGCGCCGAGGGCGGCCGAGGCGGCGACGAACCGGCCGCGCATATCGCGCAGCCGGCCGTCGGCGGACCGTTGCAGCCCTTGCAGCGCGAGGTCAGCCTGCGCCACGCCGCGGCGGGCGCCGGACGCGTCAAGGTCGATGGTTCCGACGAGCTCGCCAATGGTGAGCGCCATGGCGCAGGCCACCCCACTTATTCAGTTATGTATGCAGTTGTCTGTTCTGTTGTGTGTGCGGTTGTTGTTCTGTTGTGTATTCAGTTGTCGGCGCGCCCGCCGGTCAGGCAGGGGCGCCGGTAAGGGCGGCGATCTCGCGCGGGTCCGTGACCGCGCGCGGCGTGCGCCCCCACAGGCGGGGGAACTTGGCCTGTTCGGGTAGTCCGCCGACCAGGACCAAAAACCGCCGAGTGCTCACGGTGGCGAGCTGCTCGGCGGTCATCCCGTATTCGCGGGCGAGGTCAGCCTCGACCGCTGTCCAGTGGGTCAGGACTGCTTGCCAGAACCGGCCCGAATCGTCGCCGGGGTCGGGCGGGGCGCTTTTCCCTCGTCGCCCTCCCGATCGGCCTCGCGCTCGTCGTACAGCTCGGCCGCCTCGCGCATCGACAGGCACCCGGGCTCACGAGCGTTGGCTGCGGCCCACACCAGCACGACGCCGAGCTGCCGGTCGGTCATCCCGTGTTCCGCCCACTCATCCAGCGCGGCCGGCCCGAACAGGCTGGAGAGCAGGCGCCGGATGTCGTCGGGGTTGTCGGAGTCCTTGACCCGTTCCATTTGCAGGGTGAACAGCAGCGGCAGCGAGGTCGGCAGCACGTACTCGCGCCGGTACAGCCGGAGCACTGCGCCGAACCGCGGCTCGGCATGCTCGGCGAAGAACGCATCGAAGTCGGCGACTTCGTGCTCGGTGGTGTGGTCGGTCATGCGGCATCAGCCTCTCGCGCGCAGATGGGGAACACGGGGACGTAGCGCGGCCGGCCGCACTGAGTGAACGACGCTGTCCACGACGTCTTGTCGTTCGTCTCACCCTCGGACTTGTCCGGCGTGACGGTGGCCTCCCAAATCACCCATGTGTCTTGGGAGTCGTGGCGCCACCTGATCAGGTTCCGGCTGTCGATGCCGAGGCGCTGCCCCCAGTAGCGATCGACGTACGCCTGCCCCTCGACCTGCCGGCCGGTCGTCGGATCGAGGGCGTACTGCCCTTCGAGCTCGATCTGCCCGCCGCGCTGCATAACGTCCTGCTCGAACCATCCCTTCGAGTCGAACGACGTCGTCTCGGCGGTCTCTTCGTTCTCACTGGCGTTGTGTGACCACGAGGTCAGGTTCTCAATCGGCAGCCAACGCTCGTGGCCGGCGTGCGACTGGTCGAGTACCTCGAACGTCCAGCCTCGGGCGTCAATCGGTCGTCCCATGCGGGAACTCCCTTGTCTTCAGTTGATGTTCAGTTGTCGCGGTTCTTGGTCGGCGCCTCGATGTCGAGGCGGTAGTTCGTGACGTGCTCGTGCCGCCCGTTGGCGTCGGTCCCCATCGGGGCGGGGGTGGCGACGGCGGCGGCGAGCACGAGCCAGATACCGCCGGGCAGCTCGGCGCCGGCGAGGCCGTGCAGCGCGTCGTAGATGGCCTCGGCGCGCCGCCGGGAGGTGCGCGGGTCGGTGGTGCCGCGGCAGCGGACTTGCAGGGATCGCTCGTCCCATCCGTTGCGGGCATCGACGGCGCCGGCCCCGTACAGGGACAGGCACACGGCCTCGTCGGGGGCCGGCGGCAGGGTCTCGATGAACGTGTCGCCGCAGATGCCGGTCGCGTCATAGGTGAGCAGGCCGCGCTCGTCGAGGTAGCAGGCGAGCGCGTCGAGGTAGTCGAACGGTTCTCGGTCAGCCACGCAGCGACCGCCGTACCTGCGCCGCGATGATCTCGGCGACCGTGCCCGCGGACTCGGTCAGCGGGTCCTCAAGGTATTTCGCCTTCCGGCCGGCGTCGTGCCGATAGCTGAGCTCTTCGTGCTGCCGGACGGCGTAGACGGTGTCATACGAGACAGCAGCAGTAAGGCTGTGTTCGTCCACGCTGGCCACCCCGGAGCGTTCGAGGGTGCCCTCGTCGATCGGCACCTGCACACGGGACCGGCCGAGCACGTACTCGGCCGCCACCCGCAGGCCGCGCGCCGCCCCTTCCTGCGTGCCGGCGAGCACCTGCTCGCCGTGCCAGCGCAGACGCATGCGCTGTGTCATCCGCACATCACCTCCACTGACGCCGGTACGGGCAGGCCCGGGGCGGTATGGCTCGCGCTGCTGATCGCTGTTGCGGTGCGCCCGTCGGGCAGCGTCACGCGCGATCCGGGCGGGCAATCAAGGCCCGGGGCCGCGATGATCTGAGCGGTCGCGAGCACCTCGCGCCCCTCGGGGTCGCGTACCTGCGTGCGCACGGCGGCGACCAGGGCGGGGATATCCACAACCTGTGGGCCAAACGAGGGACCGTACGCCGTATCTCCGCGATACGGCTCGATGGCGATCCGGTGCCGCAGCAGCCACCCCGGTACACGGGTCACCACGGCAGCACCTCGCCCGGTAGCAGCCCGGCTGTGCGCAGCAGGCGCAGCGCCCGCGGGGCGAGCTCAACACCATTGACCACGGCCGGCGTTGGCGGAACGTTGCTGCGCCCCGACAGGGAGACGGGGCCGATACTGACGCTGTCCCACTGTTCCGCCGTGGTCACGCCATCACTGCCGATGGCGAGCCAGTATTCGACCTGCGCGCACGTCGCCTCGGCGAGCGCGATCTGTACCTCGGCCTCGGTCGGGAACCCGGCGTCGTCGGTGGGGTAGATGGCGGTCAGCAGGGCGGCGTCGATGTCTTGGGATGCGCGGGCGAGCAGCCGCTCGACGTCGGCCGGCGCACACTGGCCGGACCACGCGACGAACTGCTCGGCCGCGGCGTAGATCCGGCCCACGGGCTTACTCCCCCTTGGTGTCGGTGCGCTGCTTGCCGCGGGCGCGCGGCGCAGGCTTGGCCGGCGCAGGGTCCGAGTCGGCCGCGAAACCGATGGGCACCGACTCGGGCTCGGGGACATCCAGCGGCGTGACGGTGTAACCGTGGCGCCGGAAGTACAGCAGCGCCCCCGCCGGCGGGTCCTCGACCAGGGCGCGGCCGGCGGTGAACGCGACGCCGGCGACGATGCCCTCGCGTCCGCAGGGTGCGGTGATCTCGTAACGCACGGCCGATCACCGAACCCGGATGTTCCGCAGCACGGCCGCGGCCTTGGTCGCCTTGAGCGCCACGGCGACGGGCCCGAGCTCGACCTCGCCGCGCTTGACGGCGTAGGCGGTGCTGAAGTCGGGCAGCCACTGCTGCACGAGGTTGCCCGCGGTCGTGGTCACACCGTGGAAACCGTCGAGGCCGAGGCGCACGGCGTACAGGTCGGACAGTCCGCCGACCGGGGCGGCCTCGTCGTCCTCGCCCGAGGCGATCGGCCGCACCTCGACCGGGATCACCGGGTCGGACGTGCCGGCCTTGGCGCCGAGGTCAATGAGCGGGATTCCGTCGTATCCGTCGATGGCGCGGCCGAACGCGTCCTCGCTGCGGGTGTAGTAACCCGCCCGGCGTGCAAGGGACTTCACGCGGGCAATGGTCTGCTTGTTGCCGAGGAGTGCCGACGGGGTGCCGTCGAGCAGGCCGAGGAACTCGTCGAGCAGGTCGAGAGCGTCGTTCGCCCTCGCGCGGTCGTCGCCGAGCGCCTCGCCGGTCCAGTCGTGCACGACCTCGGCGCCGAGCTCGGTCGCGCTGCCGGCGAGGGCGACGTCGAGACCGTCGAAACCGGTCTCGCCGTTCGGCGTCGGCACGCGCTCGCCGTTGATGACCTGGTCGGAGAAGTAGGCGTTAGCTGCCTTGATGGTCTGCTGCATTTGCAGCGTGACCTCGTTGGTAGCGGCCGGGCCGAGGTTGGCGAGTACGCGGTCGATCTCGAAAGCGCCGCCGAGCGGGACCAGGTCGACGGAGTAGCGGGCGCGCCGGGCCTCGGCGACGTCGTACTCGGTGTTGTAGGGGCGGAAGGCTGCGCCGCGCTCGGCGACGAGCCGCGTGTAGCCGTACGTGAGCGTCGCCCCGCCACCGGACGGGTTCACGGCCTGGTCGAACTGGAGATTATCGAGCAGCCAAGAGGACTTGCGGAACTCGTCGATCACCGTGAGGTCGATGTCGTCCTGCGTGTTCAGCTTGGCGTCGGCGAGAGTGATCGCCATGGGGAGAGGCTCCTAACAGGTCAGCCGCCGAGGCGGACAGCGATGGCATCGTGCAGCGTCTTCGGGCGCCGCTCGGCGGCAGGCGGCCCGTTGAATTCCGCCCCGCCCCGAGCAGGGCCTGCGGGTGCGGCGCGGTATAGGTCGGGGTCGGCCTCGACCGCGGCGGTAATGGCGGCGCCGAGCTGCTCGCCGAACTTCGGCGCATCGGGGTCGAGGCCGCTCACGGAGTCGAGGAACGCGCGGGAGTTGAGCAGCCGATCTGCGCGTGCCCCGTGCTCCGAGGCGGCGCGGTGGGCGGCGAGCTCGACCTGCGCGGTACGCAGGCGGCCGGCGAGGTCGGCGAGCTGCGTGTCGCGCTCGGCGACCGCGGCGGCGAGCTGCGCGGGATCCTGCCCGCCCTCGCCCCCGTCGGGATTCAGCGCCTGCTGCACGGCGTCGAGCGCCTGCTGTAGCTGCTCGGCGCGCTCGGTCTGCTCGGTGGCGCGCTGCTCGGCGGCGACGAGCTGCTGCTCGGCCGCCGGATCCGGCGCCACCGGCGGCGCGGCGGGCGTGGCGGGCGCGGCGGGGGTGCCGCTGGTGTCCTGCTGCGTGCCCTGCTCGTCGGTCGGCGGTGCCGGGTCGAGGCTGGTCTCGGGCATGGGAAAGGGAACCTCCGGTCGCGGGCATGAAAAAAGGGCCCGCCGTGATCGGCGGACCCTGCGGGGTCTGGTGGTGCTCGGGGCGTTAGCGGCTATCGGCCTCGCGTCGGCCGGCGGTGTAGGCACGTACCCACGCGGAGCGACGCAGGTCGCCGGCGGGGTAGGGGCACACGGTCACGGGCTGCCGGTCGCGTCCGGCCTGCTGGCCCTCGTTGATCGCGCGTACGAGCTGCTGCCGCGGCCCCATGGCAGGTGCCCCCTTGGTCAAAATCGGTTCTGTTGGTCGTCCCGGCTGCGCCGTGCGCGGTCGCCCTCGGCGGTACGAACTCCGGTGAGCTGTTCAGTGTATTCGGCCAGGGTGAGCCGCGGCTCGACCTCGGCCCAATACCGTTTGAGTTCTTCGGACGCGCGCGCGTACGCCACGTGCGACGGGCCCGAAAACAGCGACTCGGGGTTGACCCCCTGCGCGTTGGCGCGGCGGTTGAGCAGGTAGCCGTTTGTCCAGTCCTCGGCGGCGAGCAACTGCCGGTAGCAGTGCTCCCGGTACAGCTCGCGGATTTCGGCCCGGGTGTAAGCGGCCTGCGCGGACTGCTGCGCCTCTTCGCGTTCGGCGATCCAACGCTCGGTGGAGGTCATACCGGCGTATGGGTCCTCGGGCGGGTCGCCGAGCGCCACAGCCCACACGGCGGCGTCGGGGGCGGGCGCGAGGATCTCGTCGACCGCCCGCCCGTCCGCGAGCTGCGCGGCCGGCCCGGTCGCGTTCTCGGCCGCAGGCAGCTCGCCCGGGTAACGCCGGTCAAGCTCGGCGGCGATCCGCTCCGCCTCGGCCGGCTGCGCGTACCGCACGGCCCACCCGAGCACCTCGTCGCCGACCTGGGAGAGATCACCGGCGAGGCGCCCGTCGGGGAACAGCTCGGCGAGCAGTTGCCGCCGGTCGGCCTCGGCCGCGATGGCGGCGAGCTCGGCCGCATCGGCGTGCCGGGCGCGCCCGGCGAGCTGCTCGTCGGACATGCCGACCAGATCGGGCCGGGCCTCGGGCAGACGGGCGGCGACGTCGCGCCGGTCCATCTCCGCAGCCACGCGCAGCACCTGCTCGTCGTCCAAGTGGCGCAGCACGCGGCCGAGCTCGGCGTCGGAGAACTGCGAAAGATCGCCGGCGAGTTGCCCGCCGGGGCGGATGCGGTCGAGCAGCACCTGCTCGTCGCGCCGGTCGAGCTCGGCCGCGGCCCGGTCGAGGTCGCGCTCGTCGGGCAGGGCTGTTCCGATCGCGTCGGCGAGCTGCTGCTCGCTCATCTCCCCGGGCGTGTGCTCGTCGCCGGCGCGCAGCCGCGCGGCCTCGACGGCAGCCTGCGGCGCCTCGGTGCGGGCGGGCGGGAGGTTGCCGGCGCCGAGCTGCTCGCGCTCGCGCTTGCGGCGCAGGCCCGGATGTTCGGCGAGGTGCTCGCGCATCTTGCCCTGCCAGTCGCGCACCTTCGCCTCGGCCGCCTTCTTCGCCTCGGGCGTCACCGCGGCGGCGGCCCGCTTCTTGTGCTTGCGGATGTTCCGCTCGATGGCGCGCTGCCGCTGTGTGGCCTCGTATCCCGACCCATCCGAGCGCATCGGCGGCACCAGCGAGGAGATACCGGGGATGTACGCCGAGACCGAGTGCCGGCAGTTGGGATGTTGGAAACCGGCCCGTCGCGCCTCGTCGAGGGTGCCCTGCACGACCACGCGCAGCATGCGCCCGTCCTCGATGGCGTGCTCGACCTCGACCGTACGGCGCCCGTCGGGCCCGTCGATCGCGAGCAACTTGCCCTCCCACGGGCGGCACAGCGGGCACTCGCGCGGTGCATCGGAGACGATCACCAGGTCGAGGCCAGCCTCGGCCAGAGTGCGGGTGTGCGCCTCGATGGCGGCGCGCGCGGTCGACGTCCGTACCGCCATCTCGGCATAGCTCGTGAGCTGCCAGCGTCGGCCGGCGCGGTCGGTGAATCCGGAAATGCCGCGGTCGGCAAACTGCCGCATCGCATCCTGTGTCGCCTGCCTGCGCGTCCCGATACCCAGTAGGGGCGTCGCGGTCACGCGCGCGATGACCTCGCGGAAGCCATCGAGTACGGCCCGCAGAATGCCGCGATGGGTGGCGGTGACCACCTGTACGGCCTCGGCGGCGAGGCGGTCGACAGCCTGCGCGTTCGGGGTGATCTCGTCGACCAGGCGCCGCGCCTTGTCCGAGAGGGCGCCGAGCTCAGCAACCGCCGCACGGTGCCCGCGGTTGTACGACTCGGCGATCACGTCGAACACCTCAAGAGACACGGCCTTGCCGAGCTCGTCGACGACAGCCTGCGCCGCACGCCGCAACGGTTGGATGGCGGCGAGCTTGCGCTGCGCCCACCCCGGAGCGTCGTACCCGGCGGCGAGCTGCCGTGCGACGAGCTGCAAGAGGCGGTCCTCTGCGTCCGCATACAGGTCATGGACGCCGGCCGAAAGGTCCTCGACCATGTCGGGGGAGACCGGCACCGGACACCCCCTTACCTACGCGGCGAACGGCAGCTCGGCCTCGGCCTGCGGCGCCGGCGCCGCGGCGGGGGCGCCGGTGATCGGATCGGGCACGGCCGTTCCGGTCTCCTCCCGGATCCGGTCGACCTCGGCCTGCACGCGGGCGTCGTCCCAATCCGGGTGCAGCGTGCGCACCTTGGTGTCGGTGCTCGCGGCCTCGGCCTGCGCGATCAGGGCGAGGGTCTGCGCGGTGGTCTGCGGGTCCTCGCTGACGGCGTCGCCGAACTGGAGCCGCGGGCGCTGGTCGGCGTTCACGGTCGAGTACCCGAGGATGCGGTCGAGCCTGAGCATCACGTGCAGCATGTCGACGAGCGCCGGTGCCCAGTACCGCCCCTTCACGTCCCGCGTGATCATGCTGCGGCGCTCACGTGCGGTGACCTCGGTTGCGGTCACCGCCGGCCCGTCGCCGAGTCCGAAAGTCTGCGCGCTGTAGGACGCCGCCTCTACGGCTTGGCGCACGATGGCCTCGGCGGTCGACTGGTGCTCGGCGACGCGTATCGCGAACTGCGACAACGTGATGCCGGCGCCCTGCTCGGTGGGAGGGATGGCAAGGGGCGTCCAAATTTCCCGGTCCTGGTCGAACGTGGCTCCCTGCCCGGGGCCGTTGTCGCGCAGGTAGCCGTCGGGCACGATCAACCGGGCGCGAGCGAGGCGGATGTCGCGCATCCAACTCGACCATGTCGTATCGAGCGCGTCGAACAGGTCGTGTATCGGGTCTTGAAAGTCGGAGCGGCCGAGCAGGCTGCCGCGGCGCTTGCGGTTGGGGCGGATGTTGGGCACGTACGCGGCGGTGAGCGCGTCGGGCAGCCCGGTCTCGATCACGTCGCCCTGCTCGCCGAGCGAGTCGACCAGTCCGGCGACGTCGGGGTGCTCGGTCAGCGGCACACGGACGCCGAGGCGGTCGGCGCTGCCCTGGTACAGGCCGTGCAGGATCGCGCCGGGCTCGTGCCGCTCCAAGTGGCGCCATACCGTCGCCGAGTCGCTCGGCAGCTCGTGCCAGAACGTGACCGCAGTCAAGATGCCGTAGCGGAACTCGGGCAGCGCACAGTCGGCGTGCACGACGGTCAGCAGCGGCCGGTCGACGAGCTCGCGATCCCACGTCACACGCAGGTATACGCCGCCGAGCGCGGCGGCGACCTCGGCGGCCTCGATCAACGTGTTCGCGATCCCGCCGGCCTCGGCGAAGTAGTCGAGCCGCTGCTGCGCCGCGGTGTCGTCGACAGTGAACGTCGGCGGCTCGGAGAACAGCAGGGCGGCCGAGGTGCTCGCGATGTCCGCGGCGAGCGGGATGTGCATGCGGGTCTCGGGGCGCAGCGGCGCCTCGGGCCGGCGGCTCCACAACCGGCGCAGACCGTTCTCGCGGCGCGGTGTGCGGGCGTATACGGCGGCGAGGCGGTCGCGGTCGCCGGAGTACCACGCATCGTCGACGCGCATTTCGCGGTACTCGTCCGCGAACTGCTGCGGCGGCCATGGGATGTCGATTTCAGGCAGCGGCACGGGTCACCCCCTCGGCGGTCGGTGCGGGTAGCAGGTGGCGCCACTCATGGCCGGCGGAGTGCACGGCGTAGCGCAGCGCGTCGCACGAGTGGTCGTCGCGCTTGATCGGTCGGTCTTCGCCGCGCTCGGATGCGACGGGATCCCATGCGTAGCCCGGCAGTTCGTCGAGCAGGCCCTCGCACGAGCGGTGCACGTACAGCAGCCCGGAGTCGAGCGCGGTCGCGGTCGACCGGATGCCGTCGAGCACGTCGTTATTGGCACGGGCGACCCCGGGGTGCCCGTCGGCCCATAGCTGCGTGATGTAGCTCGCGGCGGACGGGTCCACAAACGTCCATTGCGGCACGACGTCGAGCTCGGCCAACCATGCCCGGATACGGGCGCTGTACTGCGCGTCAGTGAGCTGCCTACGCATGGCGCGCGAGTCCCAACGCCACTCAGCAGCCGCATACAGCCGGTCGTCGACACCCTCGCCGAGCAGTACAGCCGAGGTCGGGTTCGTGGTGCCGTAGTCGATGCCGAGCCAGTACCGGCGCATGGCGGGCAGCTCGTCGACGACGTGCTGCTGCTCGTCGAACATGTCGTAAATGGCGCCCTCGGCGACCACCCACGCGCCGTCGATCATCCGGCGGCGCCACAACCCGACGTACTCGGCGCGCAGCGCGGCGACGTACGCCTCGGAAAGGCTCGGGTTGTCGTCGAGGCGGAAGTGCCACGAGGCGAGGTCGAGCTCGTGCGCACGGTCGAGATACCCCGTCTTGAGCCAGTGCCGCGGCGAATCCGGGTTTGTGGTCGCGAGCAACTTCGCGCCGGGCACGGACAGTCGGGCGAGCAACTGCACAAAGAACGCTTCGGGCAGCAGCGTCGCCTCGTCGACGTACGCGAGCGCGGCCGTCAGGCCACGCAGCCGGCCCTCGGCCCGCGCATCGCTCGCGCCGATCAGGTGCACGGTCCGGCCGTAGATACTCGCCGTTGTCGCCCCGCGGGTATGGCGCACCGCGGCGGCGGCGTCCCCGAACAGGGCGGGATCTTGCAGGGGTTCGAGCACGTTGCGCTCGATGGTCTGCAATGACCTGCCGCAGATCAGCAGCAGCCCGGACGAGGGGGCGCGCCGCACGTACAGCAGGAAGGCCAGCAACGAGGCGATCGTCTTGCCGGACCGTACGGCACCGTGCCATAGGGCGATACGGACCGGTGCCGACTCGCGGATCGAACCGAGCTGCTTGTCGGAGAGCGAGACAGGCGCAGTCATCAACCCCCCTCGTCATCACCGCCATTGGCAGGGCCGAGCAGGGCGTCGGCGAGGCGATCGAGCATCGAGGCGCCCCTGCTCTCGCCGTCGCTGTCGACGTCGGCGAGGCGCTGTGCGCTGGAGAGGTACGTACCGATGGCGTGTGAGTGGTGGCGCTCGTCCTGCGCGGGCGGCGCGTCGGTGACCACACGGACCGTGCGGCCGTCGGGCAGCAGCTCGACGCGCACGTAACCGTCGGGTGCCTCGACGCGGTCGAGGTTCGCCGCGGCGCGCAGGTACAGCCGCTCGACGAGGTCGCGCCGCAGCGCGGCGAGGTCGAGTCGGCGCGCCTCGGTGGCTGCCGCGGTGCGGGCGCCGCCCTCGAACCGCAGGCCGAGCTCGCCGGCAATGCGCGAGATGGTCGAGGCGCTGCGGCCGAGGGCGCGCGCGATCTGGTTGCGCGTCTCGCCGGCCGCGTGTCGGCGCTGGATCTCGGTGCGCTCGTCGGCGGTGACCGGGCGGCGCTGCATGGGCGGTCACCTCCCGGCGGGCATAGGCGAGCGCCCTGCCACGTCGGGGGGATGCGTGGCAGGGCGCTCGGGTATGTGGAGTTGTCGCGCTGTTTCCGGGCACGCCGGAAGCGCCACCCACATTAGGTCACGAACTGATAACGGCGCAAGGGGGTTCGAGAACTGCCTCGACCAACTCGCGAATCTCACCGCCCCTCGTCCGCCGCAGTCCAAGCTCGGCACCGACGCGCTCAGCCGTCGGCCGCTTACCGGTCACACGCTCAATGCGCCGGTACGCCTCGACCCACTGCTGCGGCACCTCGTCGTCGACGAGCGGCACCTCGTCGCACCCGTCGGTGGCGAGCGGCGGCGGGGCGGCGAACGTCGCCGAGTGCGGCAACGGTTCCGGCGGCGGGGCGTCGGTGTCGGCGGCAGTGAACGGCGGCTCGTCGTCGACGGCGGCGACCAGGGCGGCGAGGTCGACCTGCTCGACCGGCACGCCGGCGACAGTGGCACCCCCGTTGACCTGCGAAAACCGTTCTGCAGCGTGCTCGGCGCGGTCCGCGGCGCGCTCGGCGGCGGCAGTGGCGTCACTGACAGCGGCACTCACGGCGTCGCGAGCGGCATTGGCGGCGGCGGTCGCCGTCCGGGCGGCAGCCTCGGCGGCAGCGACCGACGGTGCGACGGCGACCGGCGACACGGTGTCGGCCTGCGGCGTCGGCAGCATCCGCACAAGTAGCTCGGTGGCGACGAGTTGAGCCACCGGCGGTGTCACCGCGATAGCGACGCCGGCGGCAGTGCCGTCGGAGTGCCCGACGTTGAAGCCGAGCGACGTCGCCGCGAAACCGGCGACCGTCAGCCAGTACGGCCACGTGCGCCGGCCGGTGCCGCGCGCCATGACCACGCCGACCGTGCCCACCACCGCGCCACCGTCGACGAGGCAGGCGAACATCCACACGACGTTGTCGGCGACTCCGTGATCGATGGCAAGCGCGGTGAGCGAGGCGAACGAGAGGCGGAACGCCAAGAAGGCGAAACCGGCAGTCATGGCGACCGAGGCGGCCAGCGGGCCCCAACGGACGAACCAGGAGGGGGGAGCCGACACAGGGCCGGCGGCGGTACGGTTGGCGTAAGCCATGGATAGGGGGTCTCCTGTCCTAGGCGAGGGTCCGGTTAGCGCCTGCCAGCGCGCCGGGCCCGCTTCTTTTACTTGCGCCCGGGGTGCGACGGAAAGTCGCCCGGGTTGTACTCGGCGACGGCGCGCGCCTGGTCGACAGGGCCCTCGGTGTCACGCCACACCAGCACGCGCAGCGGCGCGCCCGTCACGCCCTTAGCGATGATCGGCGGCAGCAGTCGCTCGGCCACACGCGCCGCGTTCCCTGTCGGCCGCTCGATGGTGCCTCGTTCCTTGTCGCCGAGCGGCAGCCACTGCTCGCCGTCGAACCGCTCGGCGCGCCACACGGCCGACCAAGGGTTCTGCTTGACGATGCGGTGCACGTAGGCCGAGGTCAGCAGCAGGTCGTCGGCGATCTGCATCGCGGGCGTGCCGCTCACGTAGGCGTCGAGCACGAGCTCGTCGCGCACCTTGTCGAGGGCGACGGACTCGCGCCGGATGCGCCGGGCATCGTCGTACGTGATCTTGCCGTCGGTTCCCTTGGTCGGCGCCGCAGCCTCGATGACCTGCCGCATCCACTCGACGACCACGGTGGGCATTGGCACGTCGTCGCCGCTACGCAGCGCAGCCACGTACGCGGCCGGACTCCCGGGGCCGGTCGCGGTGCGGATGGTCGCGCCCTCGGCGTGCGGGGTCACCGCGCGGCGGGCCTCTTCCTGCTCGCAGACGCCGCACAGCGGGCCGTCGAGAGCCTGCTCGGCGGGCACGGCGATACGTACGGGCCGGCCGCAGAGTGTCTTGTCGCCGATGGCGAGGTGCACGGTGCGCGCCTTGGCCGTGGTCCGGCCGTACGCGCGCTCGGGGGTGATCTGCTGTCCCATGTTCATTCCGCCCGGTTAGTCGGCGTCCTGGTCGTGCGTGTACGCAACATGCGCCGGCGGCCCGGTGCGCTCGGGGTTGCTCCCGACCCACACCCGTACGCGCGCGTGATCTGCGGCGCCGTCGAGGGTGTCGTCGAGCGCCTCGGCGGCGCACTCGGCAACGCGCTCGCGGTGCCAAATCTCCTCGTCGACCGCCTCTTGCTGCCACTGCCCGTTGCGCAGCATCTCGACGACCCACGTGTGCCACGCGTACGAACGCTCGATCTCGCGCAGTTCGCCCTCGCTGTAGTTCAGCTCGTGGGCGATCTCCTCGACGGGCATTTCCGCGAGCATGGCCTCGAAGATCATCACCGGGACGTCGACGACGTCCTCGCCATCGCGCAGCGCCTGACCAACGGCGCGGATGCGGGCGCGCGCCGTGGCGAGCTCGTGCTCGGCCGTCGCACTGAGCATCTCGTGCAGCAACCGCTCGTGTGGGGTTGCTCCCGGCACGTCGCGGATGATCGCGCCGAGTTGCTCGGCTTGGGTGCGCGGCGGGGGCTCGTTGCGGGTGCGGGATGTGCGGGTGTAGTGGGCGACCTTGGGCTGCTCGTCGTCGGTGGTCATGATTCCTGCTCTCGTGGGTGGTGGGGGGACAGTGTCGCGTGTGCCGCTGACAGCCCGCCCCGGCAGGTAGCCGGGGCGGGCGCAGCGGTCGCCGATCAGTTGAAGAGTGCGCCCTGCTCGCCGTCGTCGAGGTCGAACAGCGCCTCGCCGGACGCCGGCGGCGTCGAGGCGATCCAGCCGCCGCGCCACGTGCCGTCGGCGGCCTCGGCCTGCGCTACGGCCTCGACGGTGTCGGCGAGCTCGGCCTCGGCGACGTCCTGCTCGGCAGCGTCGTCGACCTCGGCCTGCTCGGGCTGCTGCTCGCCGGTGAAGTAGCACCAGTGGCAGCCCTTGCCCGAGCACTCCTTGCACCGGTCCTCGACCGGCACGGCGTTGCACTCCTCGCAGGCATCGGCCGTCTGCTCATCGTGCTCGGTGCACATCAGCGACCACGTGAATTCGGGGTCGTCGGCCGGCGCTTCCGCCTCGACGTTGTACTGCGCGCAGTCGTTCGCGGCCTCGACGCAGCAGTCAACGGCGAGCACGCACCCCTCGTCGTTCCACACGCCGGCGCTCTGGTTGGGCTGCTTGCGGGCGCACCCCGTGACAGGGTCGCCGCTCACGTCCGCCCGCGGGCGCAGCCCATGCAGGCACGTCGCGTCGTCGAGATCGACAGCGGCGGGCAGCTCGGCGGGCGCGGCCTGCTGCGCCTCGGCCTGGTCGGCGTCGCTCTCAGCCGGTCGCCACGCAAACACGCACGTCAGGCTCTTCGGCTCGACCGTCCAACCAGCCTCGCGGAACCTCGCGCGCAGCGTGTCGAGTTCGGCGCGGTGCGGTTCACCATTCGGGGCAGTGAAGATCCCGCCCTCGATCCAGTAGGCGGCGACGCGTCCGGGGTCGCGCGGCTCGATCAGGTATCCCCGCACGCTGGTGTCGACCTTGTCGGCGTAGCGGCTGATGTCGGTGTCAACGGTCATCGCGGCCGGCGGCAGTCCGGCGAGCACACTGCGCGCGGCGACGACGTCGGGGTGCGTGGCGTGCTCGGGCAGGCTGCCCTCGGCGGCGCCGGCGTGCTCGACGACAACCCCCTCGACGACCTGCTGCTCGTCCGGCAGTGGCGCGCCGAGCTCGCGTGCGATCTGCTCGGCGAGCTCGACCGATCCGGCGTACTTCCCGTCATCGATGGTCCGGGGGTCGGCGGTGAAGGTGTGCAGCTCGCCGTGTGCGGCGGTGATGGCGCCCGGCCACGCGGCGCGCAGGAACCCGACGACCGACTCGGACGCGATCACGAGCACGTCGCCGTCGTGGATGTCGTCTCGGCACTGCGTCGCGTTGTACGCCTCGGTGGTGTCGTCGAAGTGGTGCACGGTGGGCGCCTGCTCGATGAAGGCGTCGAGGTCGGCGCCGAACTGTGCGATCTCGGCGGCGAGTTCGTCGAGGTCGGCGCCGGCCTCGGCCATGTCGGCGATCAGCTCGTCGGCCTCGACGTGGAGCTGCGCCACGTCCGCGGCGAGGGTGATCACGCGCACGCCGTAGCGGGCGGCGCGCTCGATGCACTTGCGGCAGGTGGCATCCCCGTCGACGTCGCCGCGCTCCAGCTCGTAGAAGTCGGTGGCGGGGCGGCACAGCGCGTCGCCGGCCTCGCGGCGCAGCCGGCCGTCGAGGGGGATGTCGAGCACGATGTGCCGGGCGAGTGCGGCCTGCTCGGTGCTCTGGTGGGGGTGGGAGGACTGCCGCACTCGGGCGGTGGGGGTCTGCTGCATGGGGGTCTCCATGTCTTGTGGTGTTCCGTCCCGAGCTGCCACTCGGGGTGTGATGAGTACATTACCCCAATGACCTCAGTACACAACCCCTATTCTCGAAACTCGTTCCGCCAACTCCCCAACCAGGGAGCCGAGTTGACGCGCACCGCTATGCGGCCGGTGCGCACTGCCGTTCCTGCGCGGCATCGAGCGCGACGACCAGGGCGGGCAACTCGCGCCACCCCCACACGCGCCGCCCCCGCATGTTGAGCAGCACAGGCGCACTGCACGCCGGACCGGTCGAGCAGGTCACCGTCGGCGGTTCATCCGGCCCGGTGTGCAAGGTGAGTTGACCGGCGCACCACGGGCACGGCCGGCCCGGCACGAGGGTCGAGCGGTGGTCGAGGTCGAGGGCGCGCAGCACGCGGTCGGCGCACACGCGGGCGGTTGTCCATGCCTCGTGCAGCAGGTACTCGGGCAGGGGCGCGAACGGCGCGGCGTCGAATGGGACGCCGGCGTAATGCTCGGGTGTGGTGTCCTCGTCGAGCACGCGACCCTCGATCCACACGGCGGCCCAGTGCAGCCCGTGCGCGCGGCTGCCGGGGTCGGTCGGGCTGCGGAACGTCCAGCGCCGGGGGTCGTCCAGCGGTGCGCGCTGTACGGCGGCGGCGAGGGTGTCAGCGAGGTCGAACAACTGCCGCTCGACCGCGAGGCCGGCGTCGAGGGCGTCGAGGTTGAGCGGTGCGGGGTGCTCGCGCAACACCAGCGGCGCACGCTCGACGACGTCGAGCACCTCGTCGGCGACGGGGCGCAGCAGGTGCGAGAGCTGCCGCGGTGGCCACACGTCGTCGGGGCGGGGTGTCTCGATGGCGAGCAGCAGGTCGCCCCACAGTTCCCGTACGGTGCGCAGCGCGGCTACGGCCTCGCGGCGAGCAGTCTCTGCGGTGGGCATCGGTGCGCGTCCTCCCATGGCTGGTGGCGTGTTCCTAGTCGAGGCTGACTACGCGGCGTGTGCGGCGCTGATGCGGTCCCGGATCGTCTCGGGCAGGGCCGGCCAGTTCGGGGCGCCGCACGCGCGTTGAGCGTCAGCGAGCCAATTCGCGTAGCGCAGCGCGGACGCTTCGGCCTCGGCGAGCTGCTCGCGAACCTTGACGAGCTCGGCCTCGGCCCGGTCGGCACGCTGCGCCTCGGCGCTCTCCTCGGCACGGTGTCGCTTGCGCTCGGCAAATGCCTCTCGGGCAGCGTTGTTGATCGCGTCGTGCAGCGTGGCGACGTCACGGGCGAGGCGGTCGCGCTCGGCCTCGATCTCCCGTATCGCGTCCTCGGCCGCGCCGAGGCTGTGCTGCATGCGGCGTACCGCGGCCTGCTGCCCGCCGGCGCTGCGCCGCGCCTGGTCGCCCTCGGCGAGCTCGGCCTCGACGAGCGAGCGCAGCAGCGCGCCCTCGGGGCGGGTGAGCACTCCGCGGTCGGCACGGGCGAGCAGGACGAGCAGGGACTCGCGGCGCGTCTGCCGGGCGTGCTCGTGCTCGACGGTACGGGGGCGAGGGGTGCGGGTCATCGCAGGTTCACCACCTGCGCGAGCTCGGCCGGCGCGTTCTCGTCGGTCTCGTAGGACACAACGAGCTCGGGGCCGTCGCCCTGGTGCACGGTGGCATCGCTCAGCGGGCGGCCGGCCGCGCGCAGTTGGGAGCGCACGGCGTCGAGCACCTCGACCAGATCGGGGGCGCTCACGGGCAGCGGCAGCACGTACTCGGCGCGCATCTCGCGCACCAGCCGGTAGCGCAAGGAGACAGGGGAGGAAGTCACAGGATCACTCCGGAAGGGGTAGGGGCGGGAACGGCGCGCCCTCGCGCGCGCATGGGGGCCGCATCGACCGGTCGATCGGTGCCGCTCAGAACGGCGGCTCGTCCTCGCTCGGGGCCGCGGCGGGGGCGCTGCCCCACGTGGGTGCGGCCGGCTGCGACGAGGTGCTGCTGCCCTTGTTGGTCTTGGCGACGGCGGCGGTTGCGTTGCGCAGGCTCGGCCCGATGTCGTCGACGTCGAGCTCGTAGGCGGTGCGTTTGATGCCCTCGCGGTCCTCGTAACTGCGCTGCTTGAGCCGCCCGTGTGCGATCACGCGGGCGCCGCGGCCGAGCGACTCGGCGACGTGCTCGGCGAGTTGGCGCCATGCCGAGCAGCTCAAGAACAGCGACTCGCCGTCGCGCCATTCGTTGGCCTGCCGGTCGAAAGTGCGTGGCGTGGATGCGATGCGGAAGCGAGCGACGGCGGCGCCGGCGGGGGTGAACCGCAGCTCGGGGTCGTCGACAAGGTTGCCAATCACGGTGATGACGGTCTCTCCGGCCATGAGTGCCCCTTTCGTGCTCGACGAATCAAGGTTCGTACGAGAAAGAACGTTAGCGGGTTTGGGTCGACTTTGCCTCGTCAGTTGTGACGATCACACCAGCCTCAGCAAGAGCGGCGAGCAGCCGCTCGGCGTCGCGAATCGCCTCGGGGGCGACGCTGGACTGCGTCGACCGGTAGGCGTCGGGGTGCAGCTCGTACAGCTCGGCAGCGAGCAGGGCGACGACGGCGCGCTGCACTGGGCAGCCTGGAACGGCGCGGTTCATGCGGCGAGTCCCTGCTGCTCGGCGGCGCGATCGATGCGACTGTCGTGCGCCTTGGTCTTGGTGCGGCGCCCCTTGCCGTTGGGGCGCCATCCGCCGCGGCAGGGCTGCTTGACCTCGGCATGGCACCACGGGCACACGACGGCGAGCGGATCGGGGCCGCCGGCCCGCACCGTGGCCTCGCGTGCGGCAGCGCGCGGACGCCACCGGGCGAGCTCGCCGCGCACCGCCTCGGGAATCGGTGAGCCGATAGCGGCGAGGCGCTCGGCGACCTCGGGGGAGGGTCCGCCGGTGAGCATGCGCTGCTCGACGGGTGCGGCGCGCCCCGTGGCGACCGCGGCGCGGCCGGTGCGCAGCGCGGAGAGGTAGCCGGCGACGTCGTCGGGGTCGACCCGGGGTGCGGGGTCGGTGTGGCGCTGCATCAAGGCCGTGCGATGCGGCGCCCACGCGGCGAGGATGTCGTGCGGCTCGATGGCTCGGAATCGGGCGCTGTTGTCGCCGCCGCGCCGCTCGTAGTACCAGCGGACGGCGCGGCCGACGTCCCATGAGCCGTCGGGGAGCGTGGCAGGCACTTCGGCGAGAGCCTCGGTCCATCGGGTGATGGTGCGCTCGGCGAGGTGCTCGTCGGCGAGCTGCCGATCGATCCGGCTGTCGTCGAGGCCGATCCGGTCGAGTAGGGCGGCGATTTCGCGGGGCTGCATCAGGCGTTCTCCCGAGATTCGATGTTGCCGAGGGCGGCGAGCAGGTTCTGCCGGTTCGAGGCGGCGGCCGGGGCCGAACGGCCGCGGAAGGGCACGACGTTGCCCGCGGGCGCCGGCGACGGCGGGGCGGGGCGGTCGAGGTCGGACCAGACCTTGAGCCAGTACCGGGCGCTCTTGGGCGCGTCCCCGGGGGCGGTGCGGTGCGCAGCGAGGTCGACCAGGGCGGCGACGCCGTGCCGCTCGACGAGCCGATGCGCGTCGCGCTGCTCGCCGAGGCCGAGCGACCAGCGCACCGCGACGCCGGCCGCGGCGAGTGCGTCGACGAGGGGCTGCAACTGCTCGACAACCGCGGACGCTGCGCGCGCGGGCGCGTGCGACTGCTGCTGTTCCTTGCGTTCTCTTGCGTTACTTGCGTTCTGGGGATCAGATTCTGTGCCCCCGGGGACCACATCCTGACCCCCTGCCGGGCCAGACTCTGACCCCCCGGGGGCCGGATCCTGACCCGGGCCAGAATCTGACCCGGGCCGGATCCTGACCCCGTCGAGCCAAGACTCATCCGACCTACTGAGGGTGTGCCCAACGGCGTAAGGCAGGTGATACACGGTCTCGCCGCGCGGCCCCTTGGCACCCTCGACGATCTTCAACTCGCCCGAGGCGAGCAGCGCGTCGACCACGGCCCGCACAGACGAACGCGACGCGTTGGCGCGCTGCATCAGCATCGCGGTACCGGCGTACGCGACGCACCGTTCGTCAGGGCACTTGTCGGCAATGGCGAGCAGGACCGTACGAGCGTTGCCCTTGCTCGTCGACCGGGTCCACACCCAATCCATGGCGTCGAGGCTCAACGCGGGCTCCTTGCATGCTGGTTGGGAGTCTCGGGCGCTTCCGGCCGGCCGGCGAGGCGCGCAGGGGTATGCAGGGGGCAGCGCCACCCGATCACGTAGCGGCGAGGGCCCGGGGCGCCGCAGTACCGGCGCCCCGGGCCGTCCCAGTGACCGCACCTCACGCCGCGGCCTGCTCGTCGACGAGCGCGGCGTACGGGACCGTGCCGCCGGCGAGGGTGAGCTGCACCGGTTCGAGCAGGTCGGGCCACTCCACGCGATCGAGGGCGCCGCGGTGCTGCTCGGGTACGGCGGCGAGCGGGTCGCCGAGCCAGTCGTGCCCCATCGCAGCCAGCACGTAGGCGTCGGCCTGGTTGTCGTCGCCGAGCGCCACGCGATACCGGCCGCGCACGGCGTCGAGTACGGCCTGCTTGCCTGCGTTACCGCGGCCGGTCGCGTAGCGTGCACGCGCGGACGGGGCGACGACGGCAACGGGGATGTCCCGGGCGAACAGCCCGTCGACCACCAGCCACCACAGCCCGGCACGGTCCCAAGTTCCGGCGCCGCGGGATCCGTACGACGGACCCTCGACGACCGCGAGCTCGCAGCAGCCGACGGTGCCGAGGATGTCGGCGGCGTGGCGGTGCAGCCGCGCCCGGCGTACCCGGTAGGTGTCGCTGCGCTTGCCCTTGCTGGCGAGGGTGGTCGCCCAACCGGCGCCGGCAATACCGGCGCCGGTCAGGGACAGGTCGAGCCCCCGCACGGTGCGGGGGTGGGTCACTCGCCCCCGCTTCCGTCGCCTGCCTCGTCGCCCTCGGCCTCGTCGGCGTCGACGGTCTCGCCCTCGATGTAGTCGGGGGCGGCGTCGATCCCCTCGGCGGACAAGTCGCGCCGCACGGTGCCGTCGTGGGCGACCGCGTGCGCGAGCTCGGTCGACTTGGGCAGCAGCTTGAACAACTGCCGAATGGCGGTCTTGCGCGCCATGGCGTCGTAATCGGTGCGCCACGGGCCCGAGCTCTTTGCCTTCGACCGTTGCCGAACGCGCTCGACGTCGCCGGGGGAGAGCACGACGAACGCCGAGCCGCCGTTCTTCAGCCGCGCGACCGCGTAGTACGCCACGGGGCGCCCGCGGTCGGCAGCCATCGACGGGACGTGCCGCAGCACCGGATCGAGCCCATACGCGTACTCGAACTCATCGGCCTCATAGACCGTTTGGGCATCGAGCCCGGCGGCGAGCGGGTGCTGCCAAAACAGCCGGATCATGCCCTGATAGCCGATGATCAGTTGCACCTCGTACGCGCGCCGTTCCTTGTTGAAGAACGGCAGCAGGTACGCCTCGCCGAGCGCGCCACCCGGTTCGAGACCGAGCTGCGCGCAGGTCATCAGGGCGCCGCCGAACGACGCTTGCGTGCACTCGGCGAGGTGACGCACCTTGCGCAGCTCAGTCAACGCGATACGCGCGATGCGGTCCGGGCTGACATGATCAGGCAGCGCACGGGCGATCTCGCCGTGCATGGACTCGACGAACTGCGCCAACGTGGGCGCGGCAGATGCGGCGGCCTGCTTCGCCGGCGCGCGGCCAGCGGAAGCGGCCTGCGCCTTGCTGGCGACGCGCTGCGTAAGGTCCTTGGCTGTCACTGGTTCCCCTTCTTGGCGGTGGGCACGAGCAGGCGGCGCGCACGGTGCGCGCGATAGAGCTCGGGGTGATCGGCAGCGAGCCGTTTCGTGTCGAGCGCGTCGACCCGGTGCACGTACTCGGCGGCGAGCTCGGGGTGCGCCGCGGCGAATCGCCTCGCGGCGAAGGTCCCGTTCTGCTTCCACGTGAACGCGGTCTCGCCCTGCACCTGCACGAGCTCGGCCTCGCCGGCAAGCGCCTTCAGACGGTTCTCGACGAGGCGCCGCTCGTCGGCGAGGTGCTGCTCGCGCTGCTTGATCTCGTCGAGCTGCGCGAGCAGCGGCAGCACGGCGTCGGGGTCGGCCACCGTGACCGACTCAGGCTCGACGTCGTGCAGATGGGCGAGCAGGTCGGCGGTTGCCGACGAGCCGTCGACGGGCGGCGGCGTGCGGTCGAGCACCTGCTGCCAGAAAGCGCCGACCAGGGCGACGAGATGCTCGACGAGCTGCTCGTCGCGCTCGACGCGGTGCACGACGAGGCGGTTACCGCCGACCAGGGCGGCGACGTACGCGTGCCGGTAGCCCGTGACAGCGAGATACCAGGCCGTTTGCAGCGCCGGCCCGTCCGGCACACCGTCGGCCCACTCGTCGAGCTGATACGCGCTGCGCGTCTTGATCTCCAGCAGGCTGGAAGGTGCCCGCTGGCCAGACTCGATGACGACGCGGTCGAGGTTGGCGAGCATCCACGGGTGGTCGACGTGCGCGAGGGTGCCCGGCCCTTCTATGACGCGCATACCGGTGCGCTGTGCGAAGGCGTCGGCGACGACAGGTTCGAGGACGTTGCCCCAGAACGCGGCCTCGTCGAGCGCGGGGTCGCGCGGCAGGTCGGGCAGCTCGCCGACCTTGTCGAGGTAGACGTGCTGGGGGCTGCGGTACTTGTCCATACCGAGCACGGCGGCGACGTCCGAGCCGCCGATGCCGCGGCGGCGCACGGTCAGCCATTCCTCGCGGTCGAGGTCGGGCGGAGCGATGACGACACCCGTAGGGGTGAGGGTGAGCGGGCGCTCGGGCGCGAGGGTCACGCGGCGACTCCGTTCTGTTCGAGGGGGAGGTCGAGCACGGCGAGCAGCTCGTCGCGGGCGGCGTCGGCCGCGGCGCTGGCGTCCTCGCGGCCGTAGTCGGTGGCGTCGTGGTAGGTCGCCATGTGCCCGCGGTGCTCGGCGGCCCCGGCGAGGTCGAGCAGCAGGGCCTCGACGGCGGTCGGGTCGTCCGCGTAGGCGAGGGCGACGGCGTCGAGCACGGTCTCGGCAGTCACTCGACACCCCCCACCCCGGGCGGCAGCGCCGCACCATCGCAGCGGAAGAGATCGCCGCGCCGCAGGTCGTACCGGTACTCGTGCGACCACTCGGCGGAAGAGAAGGCATCGCGCACCAGGCGGTACGCGGTGCGGTGCACGTCCGGCGTCGCGGCCAACACGAGCCCCTCGTCGTCGACGAGGTGCACGAACGTCGCGATCCGGGGACCGCGCGGCAGGTCGTCAACAAACACGGGGGTGGTGCGCACGGCGACGATGCCGGGGGCGAGCCGATCGAGCTCGCGCGCCAGACGCGCGGCGCGAGCAAAGTGCATCGCGGACGGCGGGCGGTTCATCGGGTCACCTCCAGCAGGTACAGCTCGGCCGCGGCGAAGAGCGCGCGGACACGAACGGCTGCCGGCAGGGACCGGAGCCACGACCACAGCTCGGGGACCTCAAGGGCCCTCGGCCGTCGGCGGGGGATAAGCTGAACAACAGGCACGACCTGTCCTCTCTGTGACGGATGGGTTTGGTCGTGTCGGGCCGTTCCGGGGACCATCCGGGCGGCCCAACTTCTTTTCAGGCAGCAGCGCGTAGCGCGGCAGGCGCCGGCGTGCGGCTCGCGCGATCGGCGCGTATGTGGGCCTCGATCGCCTCGACCGAGCCGAGGCGGTGCCCCGGGTACCAAGCCGCACGCGCCGCCTCGCGAGGCGACATCGACTCGCGCAGGGCGACCCCGTACGCGAGCTGCTGCGCCGCGCTGCGGATGGCGCGGGCACGGGCCAGATTGGCGACGCTCATGCAGCGCCCCCGTACAGCTCGGCGGCGGTGACGCCGTACGCGCGCTCGATGGCGGCGAGGGTCCGCGCCGCGGGGCGCGTCACGCCGTTACGCAGACGCCAAGCGGTCGAGGGGTTCACCCCGAGGCGGTGCGCGATCTTCGCGTCGGTGGTGTCGCCTGCCGCAGCGAGTGCCGCGAGCAGGCGAGCGTGATCAAAGTGCATGGCTACGTCCTCCGTGCCCTAACTGGCCGTTTGAACGAGCAAGAACGTAATGCACTTCGTTCGTACACGCAAGAACGTTAAGACACGTGCATATGCCAGCCACGTAATCGAGTGACAGTGCGACCACGGCTTGTATAGTGCTGATCATGCACGGGTACAGGGGGAACTCGGCCACAGTCCTACGGCAACAACCGCATACCAACTTGACGAACGGTCGGCACCCTGGCCTGAGTGTGGGTATCTTGCACCCATGCGAAGGAACGAACGGGAAAGAACGGATGGCCCGCGGGATGCCCGCGAGTCATTCGCCGCATGGTTCAGGGAGCGACTCACCCACATCGGGTACGACCTCACCGGACCTCGCAGCGGCGGCAAGACCAAATTCGCGGAAGACGCCGGCGTGTCCCACGCGGCCGTGTCGCGCATCCTGGGCGCCAAAGCCACACCAACGCCCGACCTACTCGCCTCCATGGCGCCCGTACTCCGCGTATCCCTCGGTGAGCTGCTCGTGCGCGCGGGGATCGCCACCGAGGAGCAGATCGAGAGGGTAGGTAACCGAGCCGCCGTCGACATGCCGCTCACAGTCGAGCAGGCAGCGGCGCTACTGGGAATCAGCGACCCGCAGTCGGTTGCAATGTTCGTGACCTTCGTCACGGGATTGCAGCAACAGGAAGCACAGAGAAAGACGGATACGGACCGACAGGGAACGACAGGGACGGAAAGGTAATCCGACGGCCGAGTTGCACGACGCACTCTGTCAGACGCGCACGCAAGAATGTGTGTGACCTTGCTGTTAGGGCCACTTGACGGGCCCAAGCTGCCGCTACACCCACGGTTCGGCCGCCCCTAAGAAGGGCTGCGGCTCGATGACCTGTGCCCAAAACCCGGCAGCGCACCGTCGCAAGAGGTGACAGCACACGGCAACACGCAGGACAACGGGAGGCGTCGAGTGCATGGCGACAAATGGGCAGCGGTGGCAGCCAACATAACGATGGGGGCAGGCGTCGTAGTGGCCGGGTTGGGGGCATACCTCCCCGGAGAGCGCGACGAACTGATCTGGCCCGGACTCGTCTTGATCCTGGCCGCGCTGCCATTCGTCATCCGCACGTACGCGCGCCGAGCAGGCGCACGCACCATCAACCAGGGGTACAACCTCGCTTTCCAGCACATGGACCGAGGTCTATTCGACGTACCCAACCCACAACACCCCAACGACACAGGCGAGTCGGCCGAAAGCGCGCTATCGCGGGGGTAG